GCTAACCACTCCAAAGATTGGCGACAAACGATGATCGATGCACTTTGTATCGAGTAGTCGGGGATTAGGCGGTCTCCCTTCTCAGGGAGTCACCGACCGACAACCTTAAACCTTTATTTAAAATATCATATGATATCTAAATCAAAGTCTCCGGGGGATAAACCTCGAAGAAAAGGCCAAGGTAGAGTGCGCAAGCACTATCAGAAATCTAATTTCCAAACTTGGGATTTTAAACCCAAATTAAAGAATGAAGCAATAGTGCTTCACTCAATATTGGACATCTACTCCATCTCTACATATGAGGTGATAGTAAATGACATTAGAAAATTGATCACTTCATTAATTCGAAACCACGGTTTCACCGATGGTCCGAAGAGGTATAATGTTATAAAACAGTATACCATCGATTTGATCGAGTTAAGAAACCCTGTCAATCCGGGGTGGGTATCCACATCGGAAAGATGGAATGTTCCTTCTAAGCTGGGTATTTCTATGATCCAGCTTATTGTAGATTACTTTAATTGTAATGATGACCCTACGTTAAGGGCCAAGTATTACCAAGTAATCAACACAATTCTCAATATTTCGAGAATTGTGGATGGCTTAGTCGATGCTGACTTTAAGTCAGTAACGGACAAAGCCGTCCCGATTAATGAAGAACTCCTAGCTGAGTTTACTACGTATGTAGAAACAAAGCTAGAACCCTTTCAATACAAAATCCAGAAGGTCAATCTCAGTTCCTATAAAATTAATTATATGAAAAGAGGACCTTCGGGGAAACCCAAACTGGAATCTGCATTGGAAGAGGCGGTACTTTTGCTATCAGACAAGTCACTCCATAAACCCTTTAAGTGCTTATGCACTGAGGTTGGTGTTGACTATCTTTACTCATACTTGTCGGCGTTAACCGCTCAGGTTTCCGCTACACAAAGTGAGTCTATTGAATCTCCTAACGCACAAACTTGCTTAAGGAAGCTAGTTACTATTCCAGATACTGGTATGAAAACCCGTATTGTGGCAATAGTCGATTTTTGGACCCAGTTGGTACTTGAACCCGTGAGGGATCATGTACAAATGGTCATCCAGAAACTGTATAAAGACACAGATTTCCGAATGGATCAAAACCAAGGAGTTAACTCCATGGTTGAGTTCCAAAAGCGATGTTTGGCAAAGAATAAAATAGGACAACATGAACTGGATATCCAGTCATTAAAGTTCTATGATATCTCTTCCTGGACTGATAGATTCCACCGAGACCTCCAAAAGGTGGTCATGGTGAAGTTATTTAGTCCTCGGCTAGCTCAAGCATGGTCACAGTTAACTGTGCATTGTGCTTGGCAAGTTAAAGACACCAACCGTACTGTAAAGTATGGTCAGGGTCAAGGAATGGGTACCAACGGAAGCTTTGATATTGCAACTTTAACCGATCACCTTTTCATAAATTTCTTATATGAAAAGAAGTGTAGCATACCAGATATTAATAAATGGAATGCATACGGTAAAGTTGGAGACGACCTCTGGATTTACGACCCAGAAGGTCTTATCCCCATATATTATGAAAAGATTAATCTTCCCATAAATATGAGCAAGTCAAAGGAGTTTTGCAAACTAGGCAGTGTTGCCGAGTTTTGTAGCAGAACGTTTATCAATGGGCTGGAGGCTTCTAGAATTTCTCCTAGAATAATCTCAAAGTCCACCGACTTCCGTTACTTACCTCTTTTGCTAAGTTATTGTGCTAGTCGGGAGGTTCAACTGAACCGTTCGTCTTTCCCTATACTTGACCTTAAGGTCAAGGATGGGGAGGAGCTGTATTTCGATAAGCTTCAACCCTGGATACTCTCAACTTTCGTTGCGTCGAGTCACAATTTCAGTAACTTGACGTTAGAGTACCTAGAGGCTGGTAATTGGATCAGTGATCATACACGAAGTATAATTACCGACCAAGCCACCATTGTTAAAATCCAAACCGGTAGGGCATTAACCCAACTGGTGAGGTTTAACGATGACATCGAAATGAAAACATCCGAGACGATCGAAGCAGAGGGTAACTTGTCAATGGACGAAATATTTCTTCTGTCACAAGGACAGCATGATCTATTTGATCCCAAGAACCCAACTGGGGCTTTCGCCTTAAAGTGGTTCAAAAGTGATAATGAAGTGCTGACGCCAAGACAAATATTTATCTTGACCAGATACATTACCCAAAACCGTCTAGTAACTGATAAATTTTATGAAATTTACAGTCTCGATCCTACCGATAGTAATTATTTACTAAACGTTAAGGATATACTAGAGGAGATCTCCGAACGGTCAGTATATGACCGGGGGAATATTAACTATAACCCAACTGGGTACG